AAGCCTGTATAACCTTGGCTCCGAACACAAGGAGTCCGAGGCGACTGTTGAGCCGACTTCATCCCCGCACTTATCCACAAGATATGTTCCTGGATATGTTGGACTTCAGGCAAGAAGGGTTGGCGACGGAGTTGTTCAAAATCCGCTTACCGGTGAAGTTTTTGATTATAACGAGGGATTCAAGGTAGGGGATAAGATTTATAATCCAGGAGCTGTATCTATGCAGACTAGCCTTATGCATTTCGCAAATCATTTAGATAGTATTGGCTTAGTAAAAGAGGCTGACTACATTGATGAGCTTATAAAAAGGGCTTATTCAAAATAAGTATTAATTTTAATTTTATTAAAATTCAAAATATTATTTAAAGAATCCTAGCATAGTATAATATGTCTAGGATTTTTTTATAGGAAGAGATATGAGTAAAAAAGTTTTAATTCACCCAGATAAAGAAGATATAATCCGAATGCTACTTGAGGGCGAATCAGTAAAGTCTGTTGAAGCTTGGATAAAAGAAAAATATCCTAGAAAAAAGAGAATGCATATATCATATATGACTCTTCAAAAATTTAGATCTGAGCATCTAAATCTAAAAGGGGAAGTTTTAGAGGATATAAAAAATAGAAGAACTGAAATTGACAAAGAATCTTCGGAGGCTGAAGCAAGAATGATTGTTCAAAGTTCGTCTGCTTACATGCAAAAAATAGACGAAATAGCCTCAACCGAGCTAGACGTAACAAGAAGACTCCTTGAAATGGATGCTTTAATAAACTCTCGAATAGAGTTTTACTATAATATGCTTCAAAATGGAGGCAGCATAAAAGAAGATAAGATATTTATTGATTATATTAATACAATGAAGTCTTTAATGCAAGATTGGAAAAAATATGTAGAAGGCTTTGCTGACCAAAAGATCGAGCATAATATTAATATTAATGTAATTAACGAGCAGGCGCGTATATTGAGAGAGTCGATAATGGAAGTTTTGTATGAATTAAATCCAGAATTAGTATCCAAATTTGTTTTAAAGCTAAATTCAAAGCTTTCTGCGAATGATAATTTAAATGTTATCGATGTCAATACGATTGAAGAAGATGGGTTTTAATATGAAGGAAAAAAAATCTACTATATCCTTGGACGATCTAAACTCAGTCATCTCTTTTGACGGATGGATTAGAGACAATCTTTCTTATCCAAACAAGAAGAGGGTTCCTCTAAATCATCTGGAAAGATATTTGGGATATATAGAGTCTAAATTAAAAGAAGAAGTTGGATCAAACAAGGATGAGTGGATAGAAAAAATTTCATCTCTTTTAAAAAGAATAGAGGAGATGAGAGCGTGAGTTATATAAACAATTTCTTTAAACAAGAAATAATAAAGTTATCAGCTTTTGAAGAGCCATTTTTAAGGCAAACCATAAAAAGGGCCGCCTATTTAAGTGGAATTGGAATAGATTCCAAGGAATCATTTTATAGATTTACTTTAGCAAAGAGTCATTGTAATAAGTTAAATTTAAAAATGTCTGATCATGATCTTGTGACCATATCTAATTCGTGTATTGATGATGACGAAGTTCTTTATAAAATTGTAAAATCTCAAATTATTAACAGCAATTTAAAAAAGATTGCTTATCCAAACCCTGGGTTATCTCCTGATTTTATAAAAGAGGAAGTTGATTTAAATAAATGGATTGATGCTGCCAGAGGAATTTATGTAGACTGCAAATATAATGGTGTCAGCTTAGAAAAAGCAATTGAAGATTATAGTAATACTTTGCCTAAAGAAGATAGGTTTAACTTTTTAAATTGGATAAAAATATATTTATCCGGAGATAAAACAAAGTATTCAAATGAAGAGGGTATAAGAATGAAGAAAGAGTCAGTTTTCCAATCAGATTTGGGGCAGGGAAACAATCCATATGCCCATGATGGTTCTGGATTTTATTTTCAAAACAGAAACCTAGGGAATAACATGCCCGGAGATAGCTTCTCTGCCGGCACCGGCATCCCATCTACAGGGGATGCTCTCAAGCCTACGTCACAAAAGATGCAGCCCAATAGTCCTGAGCGAAGAAAGAAATTGAAGAAAGACCTTCATGCTGCATGCAGAAGAATAGATAAGGTAATTAGAGAAGAGGGCTTTTGCACAGAAGAAGAGTATGTTCAGATAGCAAAACTTTTGCTAGAACTTAGTATGCTTATAAAGAAGGTAAAGCTTGCGAGCACGGTAAATGATTTAACCTATAGATATGCTAAAAAAATAGAAAAAATAGGCCACAAAAGATATGCAGATAGCTTAATTAAATTTGCACAAGATGCGGAAGCACCACCTGTCCAGCCCGATGTAACTCCAGATCTTCCGGCAGAAGAAGCTCAGGCAGCACCAGAGGCTGAGCAGCCGGCAGGACCGAGTGATCAGGAGAGAAAATCTGGAGTATCAATACCAGAACCAGACAATGTAGAGCCTACAAAGCTTAGAGATATTGAGCCGATTCCAGGAGCTCAGCCGGGTGAGTATGAGATGCTTGCTGGCAATATAAATCTAGAAGACGCCGCAAAGAAGTTGGATGAAGTGGCCGGGATGTTGGCTGATAGAAGAATTATTAGACAGCTTGCAGAGTTCGATATAATGTTAGATAAAATCGGAATAGCATCAATGTTTCCTGAGCTTGCAGAGTCTCAAAGTAAACTTATTGATGCATTTTCTTATGCCCTAACTCGTGTTACAAAGATGATGGGCCAGCTGTCCAACGCAAAGAGCTTGCTTGAGGCCGGTGGCGCTGGTATTCCTGGCGCAAGTTCCGATCAGTCTGCAGCTGAGACTCCTCCAGAAGAGAGTGACGCAGAAGTTCCGCAACCACAACCGCCAGGAATCGATGAGAATCCGGTTTAATGGGAATTAAAAAATGAATTCCGAAGCGTTATATTCTAAAATTTTAGAGATATCTAAAAAAAATATTATCAAGACGCCCCATGTTGTTGGAGGAATACCAAGAGATCTGATTATATCGGGAAAATCTGCAGACAATAAAGATATTGATATTACGACAAATTTTTCTGATGTAACTCGGCTGGCAATTCTTTTTGCAGAAAATTCTAAGTTTAGATTTAGAATGTTTAAAGATGGGCACGTCTCTGTTTTTTTAAATAATTATGCTGTTGATTTTTCAAGCAATTTCATTTCAGATGATGCAGTAGAATACTCTAAGTCGATTATTAAGAACGACGAATTTTTAAAGGAAGCGTATAGCAGAGATTTTACAATCAACACTTTGTTAATTAACCTAGAAACAAACGCTTTAATAGATCCGACAAACCGTGGTTTTGATGATATTGAAAACAGAGTAATAAAAACAATTGTTGCTCCAGAAATTACTTTTAACGATGATCCAAATAGAATTTTTAGATCAATTGAGCTTGCAACAAGACTTAGGTTTGAAATTGATTCAGATATAGTAGACTTTGTTAGAAAAAACAAAAATACAATAAAAAATGAATTTGAAATAAAAGAAGCATTTATCGAGAATATTGTGTCTAGATCCATAACAAGCGATCCAGAGAAAACTCTTGAATTGTTGATTGACATGGACTTGTTTAATCTAGTGCCTTTATCGGGGGCGTTTAAAACCGAGCTAATAAGCAGAAGGATGATAAAAAAATATTTAGACCTTAATAGCGGTGGTTACTAATATTTTTTTCATTAGTGGAGGATAAATGATAAGGGGAAAGCAAAATAAGTGCCCATTTGGTCTCGACATACCATCAGGCTGTCAGTTATCCGGCACATTAGATAATGATGGCAATTCAATAATATCAACAATGACAATGATCAGTGATAGTATGTCGGAAGAAGAAATGGCAGAAGCTATATCTGAAAATAAAAATATGCTTGCCGATATTGCCATGTTATCTGATGATCCAAAAAAATGCCCTTTTGCAGACGTTATCTTGGTCAAGAAAAATGCAGTAGACTGCAAGTTTGATGAAAATATTGAGCATATACCAGCGGGCAACACTGGAGTTGGCGGAAGTCCAGCTTACCCACATATTATGGTGGGTCAATCAGCAAAAACGCAGTATGGCTCCGGTGAGCCCCTGGAATATATGAATAATTATACAGATGATAATAATACTAATATTTATTATGGTATATACAATCTAATAGGATAAAAAATGTCAGATAAAAATAAATTATTAAGCTTAAATAAATCAGCTCTAATGAGTGAAAGTTACACAGAAGACTATGCAGAAGACTACGCAGAAGACTATGCAGAAGACTATGCAGAAGACTACGCAGAGGACTATGCAGAAGACTATGCTGTTGACCTTACCATTCCTGATATGGAAGAAGGAGTTGTTGCTCAAATCTTTTCGGAAGATGATTATGAGGAAGAGCCGATGGTTTTAGAGGAAGATATGACTCTAAAGGAAGTTTTGGACCAAATGAATGAGTCAGGTGAAAGCTTTGGCGATTTATCCGAAGATATAAAAGAGGTTGGCGAAGAGCTGGACGAGCTTGCGGAGGAAAATCCAGATTTAACTATAGGCGACTTAATCCCTGGCACCAACGTATCATCCAAAGACATTAACGGAGAAGAGGATGAGGTTGATACTGATTATGAAAATGATAAAGACTTGTCAAAGTTTATGGACTACATCAATGCTCAGTATCCCGCTATGATCCCAGCTCATGATGGAACAACAACCGTTGGATGCGAAAGAGCCATTAGCTTTATCGACAGATTAAATTCAGAAATATCCAGAGCAATAAAAGATGATGTTGAAGGCGTATTAGATCTGATGGCGCTAGAAAGTGTCAGATCCAACATGATGAGGGACGTTATCAAGCTGAAGCAACACTTAGGTAACTTAAAAAAGAAGTTAAAAGAAGTAAAAGCATCTGAAGCTTCTTCAAAAGTTCCTAGTTGGAAAAACTCTGCAGGAGAAAGCATTAATCTATCGCAGATTAATAAAGAAGCTTCTGTGCCAAACAATATGGTTATATCAGTTACTCCGTTTGAAAGAGCTGTAACAGGAATAATGATAAATGCACATGTTTCAGCGGGCAAACCAATGTCCGATGTTTTTGAGGCTTTAAAGAAGAAATATAAGATCACAGATCGGGAAGAGCTTGCTATAATGCAGATTTGTATGGACAGCGGATTTCCAATCTTTAAAGACAGAGGCACAATTGGCTCAGAAGATGAAAAGAGCGCTCTTGATTTTGTTACAACTTATTTTGCATAAGAGGTTTTAGATGAAGGTAAATAGACAAAATTTAACTGAAAACTATAACACAACTGTCGATTGGGTTAACGACTTTAAGAGAGGTTTGACAAAAGAGTCTGATTACCTAGATAACTTAAAAGGCATACTCGAGAAGAGAAAAGATTTTTCTTCGATCGAAGAAAAGATGGCAGACATAAAAGCTCGTGCGGGTTTTGATTTGCTAAAAACAATTGATGAAAATAATGCAGATCATAAAAAAAGTGCGGGAGGCTGTGCGTCATGCGGCGATGGTGCATGTGAATGCGACGATTGTTCTTGCGGAAAGACAAGCTGCAAGCCGTGCAGAGGCGTTATGGCAAAAAACTTTATGAATATATTGAAGCACTTAAAAAAGAGGCAAGAAAGCCTTAAAGAAGATGATGATGAGAGAGGTATAAACAGCATTCTGTCATACTGCAGAAATCCCGCAAACAATCTCGGGTTTAATAGAGTAGAGTCAGTTATTGATATTAAGGATATAAAGCAGATTATATCTGATTACCTTGGTTTGTCAAAAAACTTTAAGCAAAACTTTGGATTAGATGAAGTAGAATATATACCAGAAGATTTTGATGCCTCAGAAACAGAAGACGGAGATTTGGCCGATTACATGAGGCATGCACAACCATCTGGTTAAAATGTCAAAGAAAAATACAGAAAAAGAAATATTTGATCAGCTAAAAAATAGCTTTTTAGATTTTGATCCAGCTCATTTTTGCAAGAACAACCTTACGTTAGATGGTTCGGAGTTCAACATTGTTGACTCCGGATGGAAGTTTATGTCTGACGTATATAGGTATATAGCCCTTGAGGCTACAAGAAAAGATGGGAAGCCAGTATGTATAAAGAAAGGAAGACAGGTCGGGGCAACTGTTATGGCAGGGGCTTTGGATCTGTTTTTTACTAATAGCGGCCTTTTTACAGAGCCAAATATACGTGTTATACATCTTTTTCCAGCATTAGGTCAGGTAAAAAAGTTCTCTCAAGATAAGCTTGAAACCTTAATAAGAACTGCTAAAGATGATTTTATTTCAAAAAACAAGCTTTCCAGCCCAAACGCTGTAGACAATTTAACTATGAAGCAATTTGAGACTGGAACTCTTTGGGTGGACAGTTTGGGTGCAGATGGTGACCGAATTCGTGGTATGACTGTAGATGTGGCTATGTTTGACGAGGTTCAAGATATGCTTGGCCACGCAATAGGTAATGCTACAAAAATCTTAACTGCAGCTAAGTACGGGCCGACCGGTCAGGGTGTTCAGGTTTATTTTGGAACTCCAAAAGGTAAAAATTCTCATTTTTCTACAATTTGGGATATGTCAGATCAAAGATATTATCACTTAGGCTGCGTAAATTGTAAAAAAACTTATCCATTCTATTTGCCCGATGATGATAGGTGGAAATCCATTTGGCTATACGAAAATACAATTCAGTGCCCTCTTTGTGGCACAAAGCAAAAAAAAGTAGAGGCCATAGGACTTGGCAAGTGGGTTGCATCAAAAAACTCAAAAGAATGCGATTTTGTCGGATTTCATATTAATCAACTTTACATTCCTTATTTTACAAAAGAAAATATAGAAAAGTTAATGCCGGAAAATAATCCAGCGCAAACCGAAAGGATCTGGAAAAATGAGGTAGTTGGAGAGTTTTATTCTGGAGCAGGCTCGCCATTAACAAAAGCTGAAATATACAGACTGTGCAGGGATGCTGACAGGCATTTTTCTAAATCTATTCCATCGGGATCAAAGCCTGTATATTTGGGTGTAGACTGGGGAGGAAAAGATGATGACCCAGGATCAAGCGGGGGTCAATCTTTTTCCTGCGTTGTCATTCTGTCTGCACAATCGGACGGAACCCTGCTGGTAGAGCATGCTCATAAGCTAAGACAAAACACTCATGATTATAAAAAGTCAACTATAAAAGAAATGTATAGAAGATTTTCAGTAACAAGAGGTGTTTCTGACTGGTTCTTTGGACAGGATGTTGTTCATGATATTCAAATGCTTTATAGAGACAGGTTTATTGGAGCCCAGGGAAGCGGAAGCCTTGTTAAGCCTTTAAAGTACAGGGAAGATGAATTGATTATTTCTTATAATAAGGACTTATTAATTGACGAGCTAATAGATATGTTTAGAAAGGGTAAAATAAGGTTTCCTTGGAAAAGCTATGAATATCTAGAGTGGTTAATAGATCACTGTACGTCTATGGAGTCAAAAATAAAGATAGTCGGAGGACAACCTGTAAAAACCTTTGTCAAGGGGCCTGTTCCAAATGATGGTTTTATGGCCTTAATGTACGCCTACATGGCTTACAAGTTTGATTTAACCAAAGGTTTTTCTGTAAAGCCTGGACTTGAAAAAACTCATGAATTTCCAAGGTCTACGCTCGCAAATGTTAAGAGGAGATTTTAATAATGGGCAGAAGAGTAAATCGGCCAAGTAATGGTATAACGAAAAAGATTGCGGAATCACTTTCTGATGTTCGCAGAGCGCAGATATCTGATGCCGAAAACAAAATTCTAAACCAGGAGGTTGAAGCTTCTGTATCTGCCGCAATAGCTCACAGCCCAGGCTTTAAAAAGAAGTCTTTGAATATAATTAAAAACGCCTCAATAACATCTCCAATGCTTGGGCCAACGACGACCTCAACTACTGATCGTATGAGCCCCGAGATATATTCTCCTCTTTTTCAGCTAGCAAACCTAAATCTTCCAAGAGATAGGGTTACTATGAATGCTTGGAATAGGGTATTCTACGACACTCATCCAATCGTTAGAAATGCAATAAATTTGCATGCATCATTTCCTATAAGCAAAATAAACATAACCTGCAAAAATAAAAAAGTGCAGCAGTTTTTTATGGAAATGTCCGAAAGAATAGATTTATACTCAGTTGTTTATGGTGCTGCTCTTGAATTCTGGAAGATGGGAGAGGCCTTTCCGTATGCAGAGCTAGATGAGAGTATGGGCGTTTGGAATAGGGTTACTATTTTAAATCCAGACTATGTTCACGTTAAAAAATCAGTAATAGGAAATCATACCGTTGTATCGCTTAGGCCAGATGCAAATCTTCAAAGAATAGTAAATTCAACGTCTCCTTCTGACTTGTCTATGAAGAGACACATCCCAAAGCATATATTGGAGTATGTTAAGAAGGGCAAGAATATTCCTTTAGATGCTTTTAATGTATCTCACTTAAAGCTTTTAAGCTCGCCATATGACATAAGAGGAACATCTATAATCGTATCCGTTTATAAAGATCTAATGCTCTATGATAAGCTTAGAGAGTCGAAATTTGCACAGGCAGATGGAATGGTTAATCCACTAACCCTTGTAACTCTTGGAGGAGAGGATTATCGTCCAACTCAATCTGATATTGAAGCCTTCAAAAACGTATTGGAAGAAGCTCAGTATGACAAAGACTTTAAAATAGTTACGCATAACGGAGTTAAGATTGAAAGGGTAGGTTTCTCTGGAGCTACTCTGGATATAGGAACTGATATAGAGCACATTTTGACCAATTTGTACGCGGGACTAATGACTCCAAAGGCGCTTATGGATCAGGAGTCAGCATGTCTAAAGGTGTCGGACAATGAAGTTCTTACCGAACATGGCGGCTGGAAGTTTTTTGATGAATTATCTGAAGGCGATAAGATTGCGACTGTAAATCCAGAGACTAAAGCTTTGGAGTTTCATAAGCCTACTTTTTATAAGGATTATGAGTTTACGGGCATGATGTATCATTTTAAGAATCAGGAGGTAGATGTCGAAGTGACAGATTTTCATGAGATGTTTGTATCCAGAGATGGCGCAAAGAGTTACGCGAAAGAGCGCGCCCTAGGAGTGTTTGACGTAAATGAAATAAATTCTGAGACTCCCTTTTCAAGTAGGCACAAGAATAATGTCAGGTTTATGTCATCGGTAAAATCTTGGAAAGGAACTGATTATCCAGAATTTGTGACAATACCATTTCAAGAGCAATACTCCAATGTTGAGTCAGAAATAAGAGTTCCAATCAATGACTGGCTTGAGTTTATCGGCTACTACCTTTCTGAGGGGCATCTTAGAAGAAGGAATGATAAGAGCTCTGGAGGCAGATATATGTCGCCAATGGGAGTCGATGTTACTCAGCAGGAGGATGGGAAAGGCTTTACCAAGATGTCAGAGCTATTTGATCGCATGCCATATAGCATAAATATAACTGGATCCAAAACTCGCCGTAGAACTTGGAATATTATGAACAAAAAGCTCGCAGAATATGTTGCAAGTAACTATGGCGAGAAAAGCTCCGGAAAATATATTCCCAGCTGGATAAAGAACTTGCCCAGAGAGAAGCTAAATATATTGCTAGATGCTATGATTCTTGGCGACGGTCACATCATTAAGAATAGCGGCTCTGGGTCGGCGGTATACTCGACAACTTCAAAGAAATTAGCTGACGATGTTCAGGAGGTTGCATTTAGATGTGGGTATGTGACAAAGGCCAGATGGGAGACTAAGATTGTTGGAAGCAAGGCTTATGCGCCTATATGCAAAATCTCTATTCTTCGCAATGATTGCGCTGCGCGCGGACCAATAAGAAAGACTAATCCGATAGTTAAGCCTACGGATGTTTCGATTAACTGGGTCGATAGAGAAAGGGTATTCTGCGTTGAGGTTCCAAATCATGTCTTTGTAACAAGAAGCAATGGAAAAATTGCAATTCACGGTAACACATATGCAAGCTCATCTGTTGGACTGGAGGTTCTTCGTCAAAGATATGACATTTTTAGAAACATGGTAAAGAAATGGCTTGAAAGAAAGATTTTTGCTCCAATTTGCGAAATTCAAGACTTTTTTGAATATAAAGATGGTGAGAAAAGGTTAATTGTGCCCTCAATAGACTTCAACCACATGAATCTTTATGATATGGCCGACTTCATTAACTCAATCGGACAGTTTGTCGGAAATAAGCAAGTTTCGCTACAAACTCTTCACAGAAGTCTTGGGTTGAGTTACGAAGAAGAGCGAAGAAGAATCAGAGAGGAAATGCTGGATGAGCAGATCTTTACAAAAGAGCAACAGGTTCTCGGCAACATGAAGCTGTCAGAGCTTCAGGGTCTAGACCCCTCCAAGGCTATTATAGAGCCTCCGGGAGAAGAGACTGGCCCTGGAGCACCAGCCGGAGAAGAGGGCCTTCCCGGCGTATCTGATGGCCCCGGAGGGCCTCCGGGAGGCATGTCTGGTATGCCCCCCATGGGAGAATAAAATGGCCATAAGTAATAAAGTTATTGACAAAATAAGGCGAATAGCCAAAGAGGTCGACTCAAGTATTAGCTTTGACTTTGGAGAAGATTCTGATGGTGAAGTCTATTCGGAATCGGGCAAGAAATCTGAAGAAAAAGATTCTCTAGAAGAAGATTTTGGACCCAGAAAGCTGCAAGACAATGAGGTTAAATCTATATATTTTGCCGTAAGATCTGCAAAAGAGGGTTTAAATGAAAAATTTGGATACTCAAAAGAAATGGGTTCTTTTGAAAAAGTAAACCATCAGCTAGCTGCGCTCTCACTTTCCAAAGATCCAGATATTTTAAAGTTAAAGATGAAGATAAATGCTCCCGGAGAATGGGATCCTACAAAATTAAACGAAAGAGCGGTTAGTGCCTTTTCAAATATAATAGTTAATAAGGGCCTAGACTTTGATCGTTACTTTAAAAATCTAATGGAGGCATTAACTTTTCTGGGAATTCAGCCATCTAGAAGAGTCGAATCAACCGGAGAATATATAAGATCACAAGAAATTTCTCAAAGATACGATACAAGGAGAATGGGGGCTGGAATATTTGATCCAATGTCAGCTGTTCAGCTTTCTATAGAGGCGTTAACTTTCATAAACAAATCAGAGGATTTTTACCTAGGCGTCTTAAAAAAATATATGGACAATGTATCTGCAGAAGATTTTGCACAAGCCATAATTCATGATTATAAAAATCAAAAAATAAATGAGCTTCAGGAAATACTTGATGCCCTAAAGTCTCTTTGGGCAATCTCTGCTCCATTTAGAAAAAAACAAGGCTTTGAAAGGGAGCTTAGAAAGGAAAGAAAGGTTGATCAGCCATATACTGATATAAAAAAGAAGAATGAAGAGGCCAATGGCTCTTCGGACAATTCTGATCAACCAAAGTCTGATTCTTCGGTTATTCGGGATTATGTAGATAAATCTGTTTTTAAAGTGGTAGATATAGATACCGATAAAAGCACCGGAATTATCGAAGAAGGCATTCTGAGTTACTCGGCTCAAACGATTGGAGATTCGATAACTATATATATAAAAATGTTTCTATCTGATTCGAATAAACTTTCTAATGATCAGCTAAATGCAGCCTTGCCCATCCTTTTTGATAGAATGGTTTCTGGTGATCTTTTTGTTTTTGATAATAATATAAGACAAAATTATAAAGATATAATAAAAGTTGAGGGAGAGCGACTTTCTGAGTTTCAAAATGGCGTTTATATGATATTGAAGATAGACACTTCCGACATAAGATTTCTTGGAAAGGGTGATATAATCATGACTATAGACGAAAAAAGCGATAGTACTCAGAGGGAAATATCAATTGCCAGCCAAGAAACGTCTGACTTTATCCTAAAGTTAGCAGAATCGCAAACTACAGTTTACTACGAAACTGTAGATCCTGATGGTAATAAAGTTTTTTTCACGCCAGCTGATCTGGTAATAAACAGTGGAAAGTTAAAGTCAAAGGGAAAAACCTTTAAACCTAAAAAAATAAAGGGCAAGTCTTTGGCGGATCTACTTGGACTTGGAAAGAGTCCTAAAAAATCGAGGCGTTAAAGTGAAGAAAAAATCATACAATAATCGTATTGATGTAATAAAGTCTTTTTATTCAGGACAAATTCCTGAGCCAAAACCCAACTCTGAGGGTATGGGTGGGCGCGGCTATGTTCTTCCTGGTGAATGCGCCATGCCCCTAGATGACGAAGAAGGCGTCACTTTAAAGGGTAAAGAAAGGAAAAATCACGCAGATTATTATGATAAACTAACAGAACTTCTTTTGAATGTTTCGGATGAAATGGATAAAAGAGGAGAGTATAAACTTGCTTCATTCTCGGACTT